TAAATATAATTATCGTTTTCAATCGCATCTTCAAAAAAATTTTTTATTAGTTTTTCTGTTTTAGTTAGTTCCATAATATTTACCCCTTATTTATTAATGAAATACCACTATCGAACTATAATGCAATAAGTAATACAAAACAACAATAAAAACGCATTTAATTAAATTTTTTTAATTATCGGAACATATTTCATGTTCATATTTTGATGGACCAAAATTTTAAGCGGTGTCAGCTTGTTTAATGTCTCATGTAATGACCTCTATTGAACTTTAATGCAGTAGTTAATGGTATTATGACCTAGAGAAATAAGAGCCATTTAAAACAAGCACTTACAAAAACCAGCTTAACAATACCACTTAGACCTAATATAAGGCGATACAAGCACGGCAATTCACGGGTAAACATAACCCATTATCAACCCAACATAATAGAGACTACATAATAGGGCGTATCAATAAGAGTCAATATCTTTAGTAGATAGGATTACGATCCATTGTTGGTTGTCTGTTGGATTTCATTCAAAGGTATTCAATTACACGCGCATACGAGAGAGATCGCCCAGCTAACAAAAGGACCAGTGTTTAAGGTGGCGGAGCAATGTCAGCAGTATATGGGGCGATATAGTACCTTTTGAAGTTGAAAGGGGGAGCAATAACGGGGCAAGGAGTCCCATAATTTATTTTATTATTTCACGACCTCATCAAATAAATAGGAGTTTCACAGAAAAAACAGTTAATATGGCGAATAAAGATAGTAAATTCAATAAGATAATAGCTTTAGAGATATGCGATAGACTAGCTAGTGGCGAATCTTTACTTAAAATAGTAAAAAGTGACAATATGCCTACGAGAAAAACTATCCTTTCTTGGCGAACCAAAGTCGATTACAAGGTAAACGATATAACCTTTGGCGAGTTGTATAAAATAGCAAGAGAAGAACAAGCTGAGTATTACGCGGATTTAATAAATGATGAAGCCCTGAACGCTGAAAATGCCGTAATAGAAGCATCAAATAATCCCGATATAGATAAGAGGGCTATTTCTAATCTCGTCCAAGCTAGGAGATTGAAAATAGATACTCTGAAATGGACTGCATCTAAATTGAAGCCCCAACAATATGGTGATAAGATTACCCATAGTGGCGATCAGGACACCCCGATAACTTTAAATATTGTAAATTATGCTACGAGACATAGTACGAACAAAAAACGAGTGGGTTCTAGTACAGATTGATGGCGATCAGTTCAATGACGTTAGAAAGGTCAATGGTATTATCTCAGTCGAAACCACACCTAAAATCCTAAGAGGAGAAGTTCTCAGTAATGGCGATGGGATTTACTCCAAAAATAGAAAATTCCGAGAGCCACAAACTAGCATTGGAGACATGGTTTACTTTAAAAGGGAGAAGAGAACCCTTACAGACGAAGAAAACCTTTTCCTAGTGAGGGAGAGCGATATAATGCTTAAAGAGGAATACGAGGAGATTAGGGGCGTTTTTGGGACTTTATGAGACAAGTCTCTCTTCCACACAATTTCACTCCCAGAGACTACCAAATAGATGCACTAAAAGCCCTTGATAATGGTTTAAAGAGGGGAGTCTTACTCTGGCATAGACGGGCTGGGAAAGATAAAGTTTGTATTAACTATACCGCGAGAGAGACACAAAAGAGGGTTGGGGTTTATTATTATTTCCTACCCACTTACCAACAAGCTAAAAAGATTATCTGGGATGGGATAGATGCTAGTGGTTTCAGATTCCTAGACCACTTTCCTAAAGAAATTATCGAAGCTGTCAATAATACCGAAATGAAAATACGCCTAAAAAATGGCTCACTATTTCAATTAATTGGTTCTGATAATATCGATTCCATAGTAGGAACAAACCCCGTAGGTTGTGTATTCTCAGAATATGCGATTCAAGACCCACAGGGTTGGGATTACATTAGACCGATTCTAAGAGAAAATAAAGGGTGGGTGCTATTCCCTTACACACCCAGAGGGAAGAATCATGGTTATGATATGTTCCACATGGCACAAAATAATCCCGATTGGTATTGCTCAAAACTGACTGTAGACGATACAGGCGTGATGAGTCATAAGGATATAGATGAGGAAAGAAGGGCTGGGATGGATGAGGAATTAATCCAACAAGAGTTCTTTTGTTCCTTTAAGAGTCCCTTACAGGGTTCTTATTATGCTAAACAAATGGACGAAGCGGATGATGATACTCGTATTAAAGAAGTTCCTTATGATCCCGACCTACCCGTTGATACTTGGTGGGATTTAGGAATAGGTGATTCAACCGCAATTATATTCGTACAAGAACACTACAATGAAATAAGAATTATTGATTACTACGAGACTTCAGGCGAGGGGTTGCCTTATTACGTTAAATTTTTAAGAGAAAAACCCTACGTTTATCGACATCACATAGCCCCACACGATATATCAGTTAAAGAATTGGGGACGGGGAAGTCGAGATTAGAAACCGCAAGACAATTAGGAATTAATTTTGAAGTCGCTAGGAAATTATCTATCGAAGATGGAATTAACGCAGTTAGGTCTATGTTAAAACAATGTTGGATAGATAAAAACAAATGTCAGAGACTGATTGAAGCGTTAAGACATTATCACAAAGAATATGATCCAACGAATAAGGTTTGGAAACAAAAACCACACCATGATTGGAGTTCACATCCCTGTGATGCGGTAAGAACGGGGGCTGTTGGCAGAAGAAGGGCTAAAATACCAATGAAAAAAGACAGATACGAAATCAAAAAAGGAACTAAAAGAGCATGGATGGCTATGTAGAACCATATTCGGCAGAAGATATTTTAGAAAAACGAAAACAATCCGCTAGGGTACAAGGTAATTGGCGTGATGAAGCCAGAACTGACTTTATGTTTCGTGATGGAGATCAATGGCATGAAGAAGATATTGCTAAATTGGAAGAAGAGGGAAGACCTGCCGTAACCTTTAATCGAATAGCCCCTATTATTAACTCAGTTAAGGGAAGTGAAGTTAATAATCGTCAAATGCTGAGATATATTCCAAGATCACAAGACGATAATGGAATAAATGAAGTATTAAGTCGTTCCGCAGCTTATGTTCGTGATAATTGTGATGCGGAAGATGAAGAAAGCGATGCCTATGAAGATGCCGTAACCTGTGGTATGGGCTGGACTGAGACAAGAGTAGATTATGATGAAGACCCCAATGGGAAAATTATGATAGAGCGTGTCCCCCCATTGCAAATGAGGTGGGACACATCAGCCAGGAAGAAGAATTTAACCGACAGAAGATGGCATTTAAGAGAAAAATGGTTGCCTATTTCGGAAATTAAAGAAAGATGGGGCGATGACGTAGAATTAGGCGTTCAGGACTTGACTTATCGAGATGAGACTGAATTTGAAGAAGCCCATAACGCAACCGATGCTTGGAAATATGAAAACGATCAGATAAATAAATTTATGGATGATTCGGTAGATAAAGCCTTAATCATTCACTTCCAATATAAAGAGAGAGAATCTTATTATCGAGTAGGCGATCAGGAAACTGGGCGTGTTATAGAATTTTCTGAAGCTAAATTTAAAAAAATTAAAAAACGTGTTGACGAAATGGGGATGCCTTACGTCAAACAACAAAGATGGGTTTATAAAGAAAAGTATTTAGCAGGAAAAAATGTTTTAGAAGAGGGAGATGCCCCAGTTCAGGATTGGTCTTATATGTGCCTTACCGCACATCGTGAGGAAAAGACAAATCTTTTCTATGGTGTTGTCAGAGCAATGAAAGACCCCCAACGATGGGCTAATAAATTCTTCTGTCAAATCATGCACATATTCAACACTAATCCGAAAGGTGGGTTGATATATGAAAAGACTGCGGTTGATGATTCCTTTGATATAGAAAGTAAATGGTCAGACTCCTCTGGTATTATTGAAGTAGAAGATGGTGCTTTAGCAGCAGGTAGGATTAAAGAAAGAACAATGTCAAATTACCCAGCATCTTTAGACAAGATGTTGAACTTTGCCATTGCTTCTATTCGTGATGTTTCGGGTATGAATGTTGAAATGTTAGGAATGGCAGATAGAGAACAATCTGGCGTTTTAGAACAGGAAAGGAAAAAAGCAGCATTAGTTATCCTCGCACCTTTAGCTAACGCATTAAGACATTACAGAAAACAACAGGGACGTATCTTGTTAAAGTTTATGGCGAAATACATCCCGTCTAACACAATGGTACGTTATTTAGAAAGAGGTCAAGAACAATATGTTCCTTTTACTAAAGACTTTGATGTTCACAAGTATGACGTTATCGTAGATACCGCACCATCATCACCTAATCTTAAATCAGAAATTTGGTCTAGCATGAGTCAGATGTTGCCACAATTAATCCAAGCAGGTGTTCCAATACCACCTGATATTCTTGATTTCTCCCCACTACCAGAGGGTATATCGGAGATATGGAAACAATATATTATTGAAAATTCTGCCGATGTTCCTCAGTTACAACAACAACTACAACAAATACAAATGGAAAATCAGTTCTTGAAAAATGAAAATAATGTTATGAGAACAAAACAACAACAACAAATGGCTGCTATGCAAAATAAACAAGCTATAGCACAAATGCAGAATCAGACTGAATTACAAAAAGCTAATATTAACTTAACGTCAGAAGATCGAGATAGAATAATTGAGATACTAAAATTAGTCGCAACAGCAGATGATAGTGAAACTAAAAACGCAATTAATCTTTCTAAGATTGATAAAGAGTTAAAACAAAAAGTAGCAAGTAGTGCCTAGAAATGGCAAGTATATTGCAACAAGATTGGGAAAATTATAATCCTAACAACCCAACTGCTTTAAGACCACCAAGTTATTGGGATGCAGTAAAAGAAAATATTCCATACGCATTAAGTGGCATTAAAAGG